CTAGGCGGCCGCCAGGCGAGCTTGCGCAGGGTGACCAGGCTCTCACCGTCGAAGTCGTACTCCTTCTCGAAGAACGCCTTACGGTAGTACGACGCTCCGGACATCTGACCGATGATGGTCTGGAAGTCGGGGCTCATACCACCGGCTTCCGGTGGCGTCATAATCTGCGAATTGATTAGATCGAGCTCCCCGGTATCCCCCTTCGCCTTCTCGAAGGTATAGTTCGCCGCTCGCAGCGGTAGGGTCAGTGCGTTCTCGAGCATGACGGCATCACCGTCTCGCCTGAGCATCTGATCCAGGTCGCGTGCCTTCCACTCCCCGGTCTCGAAAACGTCACCGTCTCGGAACGCAACGAACATTCTGGTATAGAGGTCAAACGCGGTACCGGACTCACCCTGCAGCAGCTGGTTCCGCTGCTTGCGGGAAAGATTCGGCAGCCGATCGAGAATGTCCTGCGGAGTACTCGGCTTCCGCTTAGGGGTCGGAGGGGCGGAGCCGTTCGTTCCGTCTACCACTCGGTATCCCACCCGCCGTTTACTTCGTATTCGTGTACGTTCACGTGGGTATCTCCACGAAGGGTACGTTGCGTACCGGTAATGAGCTCTTCAATACGACGGCGATGACCCGGGCGCCTTTGCGGCGGACGCACCAGCCGGTCGGACGACCAATCGTCCAGCGAATCGCTAGAGGAGGAATACTCGATCACCCGGCTTCTGGCCTGCGCACTGCTATCGGGCCAGAAGGTCATCACCGTCGCGTCCCCGCAGTCCGGGGAACGCTTCAACCGCTTAACGACCTGATCCTTCGGCTCGACTGCGATAACCGCACCGAGCTTCACCCTCCAGCGTGGGACCGTCAGATCGGCCGCCAAGTCCTCGTCCCGCGGTATCGCGATGTCACCGGGACCATTCACCGGATCGAGTAGCTCACGGAGGTGCCAGTATGCGGCACTACGGGTATTCGCGAACTTGAACTCCCCGGTCGCATCGGTGATTCCGTCAGCTTTGTTCGAGCCGATGTAAGACAAGACCGGCAACCGGAACCCTCTCACCCGGTTGACGACCCCGATTCCGAGACCGTTACCGTCAATGCAGGCAACCGATCCAGGGGTGCTCTGTAGTACACCGACCAGACGGAGCGCGGTCGTTTCCGTGTCCTGCTGTCCGATCCGGTCCATTGACATGATGATCGGACCGACCCGTCGGGTAATGACCGTCTCGTCCTTGCCGGTATCCGCAACGTCGCACCCGAGGATTAGCCTCCCTTCGGGGCGTGGGCGACCCGCCTCGTCCCACAAGTCCCACCGGCGGAATGCGGCTTCAAGCCAGCTCAACGGTATGAGCCCCTCGGAGCCTTCCTCAGGCGGACGACCTCTTACCTTCGACCACCAAAGCGCCGGTTCGCGCCAGCGTACCTTACCGTCTTCGGAAACGACACGCTTTACGCCCCAGCGCTCCATTCGCTCTGCGACCCACACGGGGGAGAGCAGTACCTCCTGCCATTCGTGGCGGACGTACATCGGAGTCTGCGCAACCATCTTGTCGGCAGGGGGAATACCGTGATCGATCATGTACTGCTTGAGCTCGGGGAACTGCCGTACTGCCCGCTTAGTGAAGTTCGGCGTACGGAGTCCGTCAATCGGTACCACGTTCCAGCCTGAACCCGGCCGGACCACCTGTGCGAAGTGCGAATCACTGCTGTCCGGGTTCCCGATAGCCAGCACATGCGCCTGACCGGACGAGGCAAGGGTGTCGGCCGCAATCCACAGTGCCTCGGGAATGCCATCGGCCTCTTCTAGCACAATCAATACGAACTTCGCATGAATGCCCTGGAACGACGCTACCTCAGTCGGTCTTCTACCGAACGCGACCAGCTCATCACCCACGCGCCACTGCGGATAACCGGCGCGGGTCAGTCTCCCCCGGAGCTTTGCCGTGCGGTGTACCTTTCCGAGCTCGCGCCAGAGCACCGATTCAACCTGAGCCGAAGTGGGAGCGGTGGTGACGACAAATGCACTGCCAATCGTATGCGAGTCGATATAGTGACCGACCTTCATTGCGGAGTATCGTGACTTCCCCGCAGCGTGGCAGCTAGGAACGGCGGTATAGCGATGCGTGACTACCGAGTCGTTAATCGCGATCTGGGCAGGTGTCAGCCACGTTCCGAGGCGTTGCTGCGCCCACCTCTCGAACGAGTCTGTCGTTCGCGGCTGGAACATCGCCGCTGCCAGCGAAAGCGGATCTGCTTCGAGCTGAGCCAGTAGATCAGCTCCGTGGAGATCCGTCGCGCTCGGAGCACTCACCGGTGTCCTTAGCGGTCAGGAGGCAAACGGTTGTTCAACCTGGGGATACCCACTAATGGCGCAGCTTAAACCGTTGCTCCCAAGGTTTCGTCACTTTTCCAGCTCTAGCGGGAGTACCTGATTCCGTTCAGCTTCAACGGGCTCACCCGAAGCGGCAGCCATTAGCCAGCGGTGTACCGTGGCACGGACCTGCTCGTCCTCGGGGTCGATCTCCAGGTCGTACAGCATACCGCGGATAGCGCGCCCGAGGTTCTCCGCCTGACGCTCGGCGAGTCGCACCCGCCGTTCCTCCAGTCCGGCGGCTAGTGCCGTACGGCAGATTGCGGCGAGGTGCTGCCGTTCCTTGAGGTACAAGTCGACCCAAAGCGCTCCCGCTTCGGAGAACGAGGTTAGATCGACCTCCTTCGGATTGATATAGCCGGACTGCCTCCGCACCAGCCACAGGGACCGGACAAACGCCTTCGGTTCGGCGTATTCGATCTGCTCCCGCAGCCACTCTACATGCCCTGCGGTACGCCGGATCTCGGTGAGCAGCACTTCGGCGGGATCAGTAACGGTTGCGTCATCGCCGTATATCCGGCGGCGACCTTTCGCATCAGAACGCGGGGCGGGAAGCCCTTCGCGACGGCGCTTGCTCTTAACGGCGGTACGGACGCGAGCGGATTGCGCACTTCGCTCCCGCGCTTCAGGGGTGGTAGGCATATATACTGCATACCCATTAGCAACGCCACCTAAACCGCAGGGTTGTACCGGCCGTGGCTCAGCTTGCCTGAGAATTACAGGCATGATATACTGGGTAGTGAGGAAAGGAGCTGCGCAAATGACATCAGCAGCAACGGAAGGGGTACGGGAACCCGCACCCGATACCGCGAAGGTAACCGCCGGACCGATTCTACTGGTCGGTGAGTGGAAGCAGGTGCTCGCAGCGCTTGTCCCGTATGCGGACATGCGCGAGATCCGCGAGAAGATTCGCGCTGACCTAGCGCGGAACGGCTACCTACGGGAGCACCAGAACCACACGCCGGTGAACTATGACGACGACGGCGTTCCGTGCTGTCCGCAGTACAACCCGTGCGACGCTCACCGTGTATAACATCGGCGTAACCGGGACGAAGGAAGGCGCAACCCCGGATCAGATCGCGAAAGCGCTCTGGATTGTCGGCAGTCGAATCGAGAAGTACGGACGCATCCGCCTGTGTCAGGGGTGCTGCGTTGGCTTCGATGAGGAGATCTCCGTTGCGGTCAAGGAACGGTGGCCCGGCGATGTCACGGTCTGCGCGCACCCGCCACTGAAAACGGATCTGCTGTCCGCTAAGGCACTCGAGATCGCTGACGTCGTGATGACCGCGGACAATTACCTGGCCCGCGACCGGGACATAGTACGCCACGCCGGTGACCTGATGATTGGCGCCCCGTACGGGTTCAAGGTGCGGACGCGAGGGTCCGGCACGTGGTACACGATCGACTTCGCCGTGGATCGAGGTCGCTCCACCGTAGTGGTCTATCGGGACGGAACAACGCGGCCGGGCCGGGCCGCCGTAGGAAAGGTGGGCAACGGTGAACGCACACGCGGGTCGCGCCGTGCACGACATTAACCTCACGGTACCGCACACGCTAATGATCGGATCGCGGTACATTCAGCCGCACCACGCGGGACCAGAAACCCTTCTGGTAGTCGGGGTGGACGGTCAACGCATCTGGGTTACCCCGTGGCGTTTCAGTGACCGCTTCTTCGAATGCCCGCCCAGCGGTATCCACGGAACGCAACGCATCCGACTCGAGGGTGAGCAACTGGACCGGTGCCGCGGGTGTGGACATCGTCTCGAGACCGCGGGCAAAGCGCCAGTTCAGACGCGGTACCTGGTGCTGCGAGACCCGCGCCTGAGCTGGCGCGAACCGCAGCAGCGACTGCGAGCGCGGACGTCAGGGTTGTAGCCCCGCATCGCGGCAGCTCAGGGGCCCGAAAGTCAGCTTGCCGAGACCGCGCCAGCATGCTAGTCTGGAGGGGTAGCAGTCACGCGTGCGAGTCACGCAGCAACGAAGGGACGGCACGAGATGCCATTCAACCTCAACCTTCCGCACAACGAGACGGTTGATCGCCACAACGCCAAGGTGGCCCGCCGGGTTAGCGCCCAGCGGAGGGCCGATTACGACCCGTTTGCGTCACCGGCACAGATTCGGCTCATCAAGCGCCTGGTCGAAGAGCGTGAGATGACCGAGGAGCAGCGCACCTGGTACCTCACCCGGATCGCGAAGCACGAGGACAGCGACGACGTCTACCGGATCACGAAGAAGGACGTTCGGAGGTGGCTGGGCACGCGCGAGGACGGTACGGGCCTGTTTGGCCGGCCGTTCAAGGCCGGTTACGAGGACGAGGTTCACAACCGCCGTCAGACAATGGCGCCGGCCGGCGAGGAGTTCAACCGGCAGTGGGTCGGATTCAAGAACGAGTTCGCGGCGCGGGAGGCCGAGCAGGAGCAGGCCGCATTTGCGGCCGAGCCGGACGTTCCGGAGATCATCGTGCCCCGTAGGTCGATGAGCGCCGCGCGCATTGGCATTTACCAGCACGGCGACAACATTTACGTGGTGCGGAAGCGCCGCGGAAGTGACCGGGTCACCGCATTCCGACTCGTGGAAAGCCCGCCGAGGCTGGCCGCGAACGGTAAGACCGTGCACCACGACTGGGCGCGGGACTACCGGATGGTCTGGGTGCTCAAGGAGGAGGAGCGCGTTACCGATGACGACGCAGTCCGCGAACTGAACATCAAGGTCGGGGCGTGCGTTATGTGCAACCACGCAATCTGGCAGGCGAAGTCGGTCCGCCGGATGATGGGCACCCGGTGCTACAAGCGCGTGCACGGCCTGATCTGAAAGAGGGAACGAAGATGCCAGAGTTCACGAACATCGAAGGCTTCCTGGTTCACGTCCAGGAGGCGCGCGACGCCGTTTTTGAGGCCCGGCGGGAACTCCCCGTCGAGAAGTACAAAGCGCTGATGGAGCACCTCAACGGTGCGATCAACGTGTACCTTAACAACGTCTGAGCCAGGTCCGCCAGGCCGGTGTCCCCGAAAGGGGCCCGGCCTTTCGGCGGCGTAGGGCCGGTAAAGCGCCGGCCGGTACAACCCGAGGAAGAGGCACGAAAATGACCGCGACCAAGACCCAGAAGACCGCCCGGACCGTTCGGCTGCACGACGTTCCCGGCACCACGCCGGCCGTGATGACCTCGCGGGACGGACAGTACATCGCGAGCCAGTACCCGTCCGGTCTGTGGCAGTTGGACGGCCCGAACGGCCTCTCGACCGTGTGCGCTAGCAAGCGCGCTGCGAAGAAGGCCGTGCACGACCACCAGGTGACGAAGCGGCCGGCCCGCCGGACGACCCGCAAGGCCAAGTAACACCGCAAGCGCGCCCGTTCGCACCACGCCCGGGATGGGGTCAAAGGATAACGTCCGGGAGGGTGAGCGCAATACCAGGTCGCAGTGCCTGGCAAACGGCGTCCCGCAAGCGTGGGAGGGCGCGCCGCAAGGCCGGTACCCGAACGCAGGGTGCCGGCCTTGCGGCATCGGAACAGTACTTCGTGAGGGAAGGAACGCAATGACCACCAGCACCGCGACCCGAAAGGGCGCACCGATCGGCGGGATCATCTGGCTCGCCGTGGCGATCATCGTGAAGTTCGTTATCCCGGCCCTGCCGGTGTTCAACGGGCACTCGATCAACCAGGCCTACGGCGTTTGCAACAGCGGGCTCGGCGCGCTGGCGCAGGCGTTCGATCACGCCGTAGCGAACGACTGCAACATCGTGAACAACGTGATGCTGGTGGCGAACGTCACCGCCGGTACCGCGCTGGTTCTCGCCGTTGTGTTCGGCATCCGGTGGGCGCGCCGGTCGTTCGCCTAGGACGGGTACAACCCGTAAGCGCGGGGACGCCAGTTCCCGCCCTTGCGGTCCGGCCTCGAGAGGCACTGGGACAGTACGAAAGAGCACCTCCCCGGGTAACGCCGGGGACCGATATAGCGGCAGTCGGGTGCGCATTCCCCTTCCCCTCTCGAGGCCGGTCCGGAAGGACCCCGAGGAAAGGAAACCGCAGTGAAACGGCACGGCCGCATCGTCCAGGACGACATGTCCAAGAAGGAGGCGATCTGGTGGGGCGTCGCGATCGCACTGACGTGCGGTCTCGCGACCCCGTTTATGGTCGCTCGTTTGCGCCTCATCCGGCGCCACGCCACGATTTACATCGAGGAGGTATAATGCCCACGCCCACGGGCCTACCGAAGGCCGGCGATCATGTGTACAACGACTACTTCAAGCAGCGCTTCCGCGTAATGCGCCGCAGCAGCAACTCGTTCCCGTTGACCATCTATATCCGACCGATGCCTGGGAAGGACTTCCCGGACACGATGCTCAAGGGTCGGAGGCGGATGCCGGACGGCACGTATCCCCTCCTTCTCGAGGCACCGATGGACGACATGTTCCGGATAGGCGTCTCGCACTGGACGAACCTCCCGAAGCCGGACGATGTCCAGAAGCAACGATGCCCCGAGAAGATGCACGAGACCCACGGCGCACATATGTACCTGGCGCAGCGCGTGTGGTTCTACTGCCCCGGTGTTCGGCGACCGCCCGCAATGCGCTCCGTACCGGAGCGGGCGGGAACGCCTGACGATCCGATCGCCCGGTACAAAGCGAATCGCGATGCCGGAATGACCGATGAGCAACAGGCGCACCGAGCGGCCGGTACAACCCGGGTAACGGAACGCCGGATCACCGCCTTCCTGGAGGACACCGAAGAGACCGATCCCGCAATCCGCCTAGCGCAGGCCGAAGGGCTATTGCGACAGGCGCGCAGCGCGATGCGAAGGGCGCATCGCTCCTAAAGCCCCTGGCCCGGGTTGACAGGGCCAGGCAAATCGGGTACTGTGTACCCATGGCGCGACCACACCGGGTCGCACCGCAGCAACGATGCCGAGGAGGCAACAGTTATGGCGCTTCAGAAGCGCAGCACCGCAGCCGCGAAGCCCGCCGCGAAGACCGGCGCGGCCAAGACCGGTACCGCCACTCGCCGCCGGACAACGGCCGCGAAGCCCGCAGCGAAGGAGACCGCGGCCACTGGCCCGGCCAAGCGGACCACCCGTCCCGCGGCCAAGACCGGTACCGCCGCCAAGACCACGCGGAGGTCGACCAAGTCCACTGCTCCGGCCGAGCCCACCGAGGAAGAGAAGGCCGCGGCCAAGAAGGCCAAGCGCGACGCGGCCTTCGCCAAGCTCAAGGAGCAGGCCGCCGAGAAGCGCACCGCGAGGGCCGAGGCCAGGAAGGTGGATCTTGGCGGCCTCCGCAAGCGCTTCAAGAAGGGCAGTACCTGGTACCTCACCCGTGCGTCCTACTACGGGTGCCAGGTCCGGGTCGAGAGCATGGAGGAAGTGCGGGGACGCAACCTCATCACCGTCACCGTGCTCACCACCAAGGGTGGCGAGGAACTGGCCCCCGAGGACCAGTACACCCGCCGCGTGTCCTCGGACTTCCTGCAGAAGGCCAAGCCCGAGAAGCGCGTCCGCAAGACGCGGAAGCAGCGCGAGCGCGAGGCCGCCAAGGCCGCGAAGGCCGGCGAGGAGGCCGAGGCCGAAGACCTTGAGGATGAGGACCTCGAGGACGAGGAGGACGAGGACGACCTCGAGGCCGAGGATGAGGCCGAGATGACCGAGGACTCCGATGAGGACCTCGAGGAGGACGACGAGGACGAGGAAGACGCCGATGACGAGGAGGACGAGGACGAGGCGGAGGACGCCGAGGACGAGTCCGAGCTCGAAGAGGGCGATGAGGACGACGAGGAGGACGAGGACGAGTGGGAGGAGTGACCTTCCACTAATCCGGTGTAGGCCGGCATCCATTGCGATGGGTGCCGGCCTACCGGCATCTTTACGAGGGAAAGACATGCGCAATAGAGATGGCATATGCCCCGAGCACGGGGATAAATGCCCGTATCTTTCGCCGGCCGGTACAACCCGGATTGGCGATTTGCCGATTCCACGCCGAATAGGAAGAACCGATGCAGACCAACTCACTGATCGAGACGAAGACCGGAGTCGGGTCGTTCGTGACAATCCTCGCCGGTTATGCCGCGTGGGCGGTCGTGTACTATATACCCGGCGTTAAGAACAACCTGCCCTCGGACCTGCAGAGCCAGCTACCGTTCGTTCTTGCGTGGCTACTGGCCACCATTGCAGCGTGGTTCGCTCCGCACACGCATCGGCCCGATCTATATCTCCCGCAGTTGCCGCCTCCGACCCCCGCACCGGTACAACCCCCGGTCGAAGAGGTTCCCCTTCCGCCGTCCGAGCCTGAGGGCGGAGCGGCGCACGCCGGGTGAAACTCGAACGAAAGCCGGGTGTCGGTAAAGGACATAACCAGCACTGGGGCGATACGCACCACAACACGAAGGGAGGGACGCCGTGCAGCTCGACGAACACCAGGTAACCGCCGTTGATCGCGTTATCGCAAACACGACATACGGTTGCTTCGATGTCCCGGGCTCTTTATCTGGGAAGACCGCCGTGGCGATCAACGCTCATCTACGTCTCGACCGTTTCCCTGCGCTCATAACGGCGCCAGCTCACCTCGTTCCGCAGTGGGTCGACCAGTTGCAGCTCTGGGGCGTTCCGGCGTCCGAGATATCGGCCACCCCGCGTGGAAGCTCACCGCATGAGCGCATCGATG